ATCTTATACAGTGCAAGAATAATATCATAGACATATTAGACATAAATTGTGTAGAATATTTTGAGGACGGTATGGACCGTTTTAATAAAACAGGTTGGGTCAATCGTACTTGGAAAAATGAAAATGTAAGACGAGCACACGTTGATGTGGTTGATGCCAGAGAAACAAAAGGCCTTTGGATGATGCACGTTTGTTTATTTCCTGGTCTTACAAATGGCGGGCCTATTTACGGCTTTGATGTCATAGCAGGTAAAAATAAAGTAACAGGTGCATTTCACGATTTTTCACCATTACTTAAAAAAGAACACCCATTAACGAATTGGTTTATCAATGAAACAAAATGGTATAAACCGAGTAAAGAGAGAGAGTTACCAGATTGGGCAAAGGCCATCTTTAGTGGTGGTATGATTGCCGCTGGTAATATACAAGACGAAAAAGAGTTATTTCACATAACTACAATGGCCGAAAGTAATCTACATAACTACTTAGATAAAATTGGTCATTTTAAAAATGACTCAAAACAAGAAGATGTTATAACAGCACAAAATTATTATTGTGAACATCAACAACAAAACCCACATACTCCTAAAGTTATGTTGTCTTTAGGTTTAAATGAAGAAGATGTATTAGTGTTTAATAAACACCATCTTTTTCCAAAGATAAATAACTAATATGAAATACATTATTATTTTTTTGATGTTTTTATCATCAGTTGTAAAGGCAGATGAAAAGAAAATATCTGATTTAGAAAAAAGAATTAGTCAATTAGAAGCAAATAAGCTTTCAATACCTAAAGGCCTATTCATCACAGGCGAAATAGAAGCTTATTATGATGATCGTACTTATGATAGTGGTATAGACTCCAGAGCCGAATTACAGATAGGCATTACACATAAATTTAATAATTCTTATGTTAATTGGACTGGTGCTTCAATGTTATATGATACTTATTATTCGTTAGATACTTCTTTAAATAATACAATACAAGAAAAACAAATGGGTATTGGTAATGACTATTACAGATTGTATCTTGGTGAAACAGACGCACAACGTTTAGGTTTTGCAAAGACTCCAAAGGTCGGTGCACCACTAATTATTACACAAACAAATTCAAGGCTAGATCATAGAGAAAAAACAGTTCTTGCTATAGGTGGTTTTAATTGGGACGATCAATTTGACTTTGATTCGTATAGACTGAGAAAAGATTTACCATTAGGTTTAGTTGTAGGTTGGGACAATGAACGTGATGCTGTGTACACAGGCGCTACTGTAGGATTATTTGGTTATGCCGATTTATCTTATATGCAAATTAAAAATCCAAAAAGTTCAACAAGTGTTTCTAGTTTTAATGAACGAACACAAAAAGGCTGGTCATTAGGTGGTACTTTATATCGTTGGGACATTCCTTTAATATGGGGTGCAGAAGTTTGGGACGATAATGATACAGGTTTTGCATCAAAGAATAGATATGATTATGGATTATTATACAGTTTTAATGACAGAATTTATGGTACAGTTCATAGAACAGAAAATGACGATTTAGGATTTACAGGCAACTATTGGGGAATTGTTTATAATATACATACAGAAGATGACAAACATAAACGACCAGATAAAAGAGCTGGCTTAGAATTTGGTTTGTATTACCACGATAAAGAACAAACATCAGTATATACAGGCGTTTACAAAGATTATAACCCACAGTTATTAGCCACAATTCGTTATAAGTTCTAATTTTATTATTATAAATAGTAGAGATTATGGCTAATCCATCTACTAGAGAAACACTTAAACAATACGCTCTTAGAGCATTAGGTAAACCAGTAATAGAAATTAACGTTGATGATGACCAGTTAGAAGATAGACTGGACGAAGCGTTACAATTCTATGCTCAGTATCATTATGATGGTATTCGTAGAACGTATTTAAAATATCAAGTTACAGAAGCTGATAAAGCTAGATTACAAGCATCTATACCAAATACAGAAACAGCAACAAAAAATTCTGTAAGTTCTACTTGGTATGAAGCAAATAATTATCTAGTAGTACCAGAAACAGTTATAGCCGTTACAAATATATTTCCATTTTCAGATAAATCAAGTATGAATATGTTTGACGTAAGATACCAATTACGTTTAAATGATCTTTATGATTTTGCTTCAACGTCAATTATTAACTATGATATGGTGTTAAGACACTTAGATTTTTTAGATCAAATATTAGTAGGTATGAAACCTATAAGATTTCAACAACACGATAACAGATTATATATTGATATGGATTGGGTTAATGATTTAGATGTTGGAGAATTTTTAATTATTGACTGTTATCGTAAATTAGATCCAACTACGTACACAGACGTATTTAACGATCAATGGTTAAAAAGATATACAACAGCGTTATTTAAAAAACAATGGGGTGCTAATTTAAGCAAGTTTGATGGAGTGACAATGATTGGTGGTGTTAAGTTAAATGGAGAAAAAATTTTTACAGACGCCCAAACAGATATTGAAAAATTAGAAAAAGAAATAAGAGATAGTTTTGAAATAGCGCCAGCATTTTTAGTAGGTTAATATGCCAGTAAATCATTATTTTCAAGGCGGCCAAGGTATTGGCAATCAAGCTGAAAAAACACTTTACGAAGATTTAATTGTAGAAGGCCTAAAGATATATGGCCACGATGTCTATTATTTACCAAGAACATTAGTTAATAGAGATTTAATATTAGGTGAAGATACTTCTAGTAAGTTTGATGACAGTTATTTAATTGAAATGTATTTTGAAACTACTGAAGGATTTGCTGGTCAAAAAGAATTAATTAATAAATTTGGATTAGAAATAAGAGAAGATACAACGTTTGTTATTGCAAAAAGAAGTTGGCAACAACAAGTTGATAATCCAATGACACAGATTGTAGAAGGCCGTCCTAATGAAGGAGATATTATATATTTTCCTTTGATGAACAGCTTTTTTGAAATACAATTTGTTGAAGATCAGGAACCATTTTTTCAATTAGGTAATTTACCAGTTTATAAACTAAGAGTAACACGTTGGGAATACAGTTCAGAAGAATTAAATACAGGTATTGCTGAAATAGATGATAAAGAAACTGATTATTCATTAAACTTATTATTAAATAGATTTACACTTGAAGATGAAACAGGTTCTTTACAATTAGAACAAGATCAGTCGTCAGGTGAACCTAATTTCTTACTTAATGAAGAAGCAACTACAACCACAACAGTGGCCACTCAATCTACTTATGCACAAAATTTAGATTTAGATACAGAAGCTGGTTTTGATACACAATCTGTTGCTGATGATATATTAGATTTTACAGAAAGAAACCCATTTGGAGAAATTGATTAATGTTTGGTAATTTTTTTTATAACGAAGGAATGAGAAAAATAATAATTGCCTTTGGTCAATTATTTAATAATATAGTTATTCAATCAACTTCAGATACAGGTGCTGTGACTAAAAGATTAAAGGTGCCTTTAGCTTATGCACCTAAAGAAAAGTTTTTAGTTAGATTAGATCAGAAACCAGATTTAGATGATCGTAGTTTTGCAATTACATTACCTAGATTAGGCTTTGAAATATCTGGCCTTGCTTATGACTCAACAAGAAAACTAACAAGAGTTCAAAAATTTAGAAAAGTAAAAGCTGGCGAATCAGGCGAGGTTCACAATTTTAATTATGTTCCTGTGCCTTACAATATAAGTTTAAATCTTTATGCATTTACTGCTACAGCAGAAAATGGTTTACAAATTGTAGAACAAATACTTCCTTTTTTTCAACCAGATTATACTGTAACTGTGAATGTTTTGCCTGCTTTAAATATAAAAAGAGATATACCGATAATTTTAAATACTATAACTTATGAAGATAGTTATACTGGAGATTTTACAACTCGTAGAGCCGTTATATATACCTTAAACTTTACTGCCAAAACATATTTGTTTGGGCCTATGTCCAATCAAGGTGTTATTAAAACTGTACAATCAGATATTTACACTGATACAGATACAACAACGGCAAAAAGAGAAGAAAGAATTGTGGTAGTACCTGATCCTACTACAGCTGATGCTGATGATGATTTTGGATTTACAACAACAATAACTTCTTATACAGATAGTAAGAAGTATAACCCTACGACTGATACTGATGTTTAATTATGACAAAATTAGAAGATAAAGTTAACGAAATACTTGGTATTGAACCTGACAATAAACCTACTTTAGAGTCTTTAGTTAAGGTAGAAAATCCTTCGGTTCCTAGAATAGAAGATACTAATAAATCAGATATAGAAAACGATTACAAATATAGTAGAGATAATTATTATGATCTTATACAAAAAGGTCAAGAAGCAATTGAAGGCATATTAGAGATTGCAAAAGAAGGCCAACATCCGAGAGCATATGAAGTAGCAGGACAATTGATTACCAATGTTGCACAAACGGTAGATAAGTTACAAGATTTACAAAAGAAATTAAAAGATTTAAAAAACGTACCTAAAACTGCAAATCAAAATATTAAAAATGCTTTATTTGTAGGTTCAACAGCTGAATTACAAAAAATGTTGAAAAAAGAAAATGAAAATACTCAAAGCGAAAAAAAACTATCTGAACAAACAGATATTTCAGATAAGTGATTTAACTTATATTGACAGAATGACACCTTTGCAAGAGTTGTTAAATGGCGAAGATATGATTGAACCTATACAGATAATGAAACACGACACTTATAAAAATCCTGTTAATTATAAAGGTGAAGTATTAATAGATTATAAAAATCAAAGAAGTGGGTCTAACGGCACAAGTTTTAAAGAAAAAAAATATAGTGTTTGGAAAGGCAACCAACGAATACAGGCCGCTATACAAATGGGTTATACTCATATAGAAGGAATTATAATTAATGAGTGAAGTTTATCTAGGCAATCCAAATTTAAAAAAAGTAAACGTACCTGTAGAGTTTACACAAGAACAAATTTTAGAATTTGAAAAGTGTTCTAAAGATCCATTATATTTTATACAAAATTATGTAAAAATAGTATCACTTGACGAAGGATTAGTACCATTTAAAATGTACAATTTTCAAAAAGAAATGGTTGGTACTATGCATAACAATCGTTTTACTATATGTAAATTACCAAGACAATCAGGTAAATCAACAACAATTGTATCATATTTATTGCATTATGTTTTGTTTAATCCGAATACTAACGTTGCCATACTTGCAAACAAATCATCTACAGCAAGAGATATATTAGGTCGATTACAATTGGCCTATGAAAATATACCAAAGTTTTTACAACAAGGTGTATTAAACTGGAACAAAGGTAATATAGAATTAGAAAACGGCAGTAAAGTAGTGGCCGCTGCAACTTCTTCAAGTGCAATTCGAGGAGGTTCTTATAACATTATATTCTTAGACGAGTTTGCTTTCGTGCCTGCAACTATTGCCGAGCAATTTTTTAGTTCAGTGTTTCCTACAATTTCTTCTGGTAAAAGCACAAAGATGATTATTGTTTCTACGCCTCACGGTATGAATATGTACTATAAGTTATGGACAGATGCTGTCAATAAACAAAACGATTATATTCCTATAGAAGTACATTGGTCAGAAGTCCCTGGCCGTGATGAAAAATGGAAAGAAGAAACTATACGTAATACAAGTAAGGAACAATTTCAACAAGAATTTGAGTGTGAATTTTTAGGTTCAATAGATACTCTTATTAGTCCTACAAAAATTAAATCTATGCCTTATGTTAAACCTTTACAGTCACAAGGCGGTTTAGATATATTTGAAAGGCCAGATAAAAACAAAATGTATGTTTGTACTGTTGACGTGTCGAGAGGACTTGCAAAAGATTATTCTGCTTTTGTTATTTTTGATGTAACACAAATGCCTTATAGAGTTGTGGCTAAGTATCGTAACAATGAAATTAAACCTTTAGTTTTTCCTAATATAATAAATCAAACAATTAAAGGTTACAATCACGCTCATACATTAGTTGAAGTAAATGATATAGGTGGTCAAATATCAGACGCTTTACAATTTGATTTAGAATATGATAATCTATTGATGACTACACAAAGAGGCCGTGCAGGTCAAGTTTTAGGTACAGCATTTAGTGGCCGTGGCAGTCAGTTAGGTATTCGTATGACTAAACAAATTAAAAAAATAGGATGTTCTAATTTAAAAACAATTGTAGAGTCAGATAAATTGGTTATTAATGATTTTAATATTATAGAGGAGATGTCTACCTTTTCACGTCAACACAATTCTTGGAAAGCAGAAGAAGGTTGTAATGATGATTTAATGACTTGTCTTATTATATTTGGCTGGTTATCAAATCAACCATATTTTAAAGAATTAAGTAATTCTGATGTAAGATCAAAGTTATATGAAGATCAGGCCAATATAATAGAACAAGATATGGCGCCTTTTGGCTTTATAGATGATGGTATAACAACAGAAGAAAATCAACCATTTAAAGATGAATATGGAGAAACGTGGCATCCTGTAGTCAGAAAAGGTGAGTAAAATGTACAAAATACGCATTTTATAAATAGATACAAGATGAAATTTTGACTATGGGCGTATGAATAATACGACAGTTGGACTATATGAAACAATTAGCTAATTTATAAAAAGGAGAAAACCGAAATGGCATTTCAAGTATCACCAGGTGTTCTCGTACAGGAAAGAGACCTAACAAGAATTATTCCAGCAGTATCTACTTCAGTAGGTGCTTTTGCAGGAGAATTTAGAAAAGGTCCGTTGGATGAAATCGTAACGGTTTCTAGCGAACAAGAGTTAGTAGATACGTTTGGCAAACCAGACTCAAATAATTTTGAGGACTTTTTTAGTGCTGCCAATTTTTTACAATACTCAAACGCATTAAGAATAGTACGAGCACAAAATTCTTCTATAGCAAACGCAGTTGCTTCAGGCAGCTCTTTTGTTATAAAGAACGACACAGATTATATTAATAACTATGCTTCAGGACAAGGTTCAGTAGGCGAATGGGCTGCTAGATCAGCAGGCGCTTGGGGAAACAATTTACTTGTTTCTATATGTCCTTCAGCAACAGCATACGTAGAAACAGCAAAAACTACTATATCAGATGCTTCAACAGCAGTTGGAGATACAACAGTAGTATTAACATCATCAACAGGTATTAACGTTGGTGATATTATCAACTTTTCTACAACAGCTGCAACAAATGATTATGACGATGGACACGAGTATAGAGTAACAGCAAATAACACTGGTACTAATACTATAACTATCGTTAGACATCCATCAGGAACAGGTGGTCTACAAAGAACACTAACTAACGGTTGTAACGTTAGACGTAGATGGAGATTCTATGATCAAGTTGCTGGCGCACCAGGAACTTCACCATATGCTTCAGCAAGAAGCGGAGTCAATGATGAAATACACGTTATCGTGGTTGACGAAGATGGTGGAATAACAGGAACAGCAAACACAGTTTTAGAAGTTTACGAAAAACTTTCTAAAGCTTCAGACGCTAAATCACCACAAGGTGATTCAATCTATTACCCAACAGCAATACTTAATAAGTCTAAGTATATTTTCTGGATGGACCATAATAGTGGTGGATCAAACTGGGGTAACGCAGCTTCTGGTACAACCTTTACAGCGGTTACAACGCCGACATTAACATCATTACAAAGTGGTTCTGATGGTTCTTCTATAACAAATGCACAGAAGAAAACAGCATATGAAAAATTCCTAGATTCTGAAACAGTGGATGTAGGTTTAATTATTGCTGGTCCAGGCGACGCTACTCACGTAGATAACGTAATATCAATTGCAGAAGATAGAAAAGATGCAGTTGCTTTCGTATCACCGGAGAGATCAGATGTTGTAAACGTAGCAAATGCAAATACACAAACAAGTAACGTAATAGGTTTTTATAACGCAATACGTTCATCTTCTTATGTTGTATTTGACAGTGGTTACAAATATCAGTATGACAGATACAATGACGTGTACAGATTTGTACCGTTAAACGGAGATA